TCTGTTAATCCTTTTTTCACGCTTATCCATTCATCCTTCACGGGGGTTTCGGCTTGCATTGACTGACAATTAAGAATTTCAGTAGCAAAATCTTCCCAGAAGAAAGGGCTGACTAAATCATCTGCAATCAAGTTCTTTACTCTCTTTTTAAGTATTTCCACTATTTGAAGTTTTGTACTTTCGGCTTGCGGTAACTTAATTATCGCACTACTTTGCGCCTGATAAATAGCACACACACCACAATTAGGGATAAGGCATTTAAGGCACTGTGAGCGATCTATCTCTGTGTTTTCTTCCTTTGCACCACTATTGCCAGTGTCTTTGACGGGGTGAGGCTGTGAAGCGTATTCTTCCATCCAACTCACCGCTGTGCCTATGCTTATTGTTGTATCATTGGCCAAATAATGCTCATACAAAGTTATTCCTTGACCTGTTTTCTCATTCAACTTTTCTTTTACAAAATCTTCTGCTGTTTTCATATCTCATTTCTTAATTTTGGTTATGCGATTTGAAGTAACATTTCCTCTCTCTTAGCCAGTGGCACCCTGTTTCTGATCCAGGTCTTAATGAGCGAAGTCCTGTCAATCCGAATTATGTGGTCTTTAATCTTCCTCTCTATCTTCCTGTATGGTTCTGATATAGGAACGTAACCGGTATCAAGGGCATTACTAACAGCCTTGATTGCATGAATCACCGTTGCATGAGTCCTTCCCCCGTGCTTCTCTCCGATTGCCGTCTCGGAGAGTTTTGTATATTCTCTCGAAAAGATTATTGATAACTGACGGGCAATAACCCGATCCGGTTCTCTTGCTCTTAGTGATCCGTCCGGTGCCAAAAATATGACGGGCGGTATCTTTGTAACATCTGATACAATAAACTGTATCTTTTCAACTGTTATGGTTCTTTTTCTTGGTTTCATAGGTTTCAGGTTTAAATCTCGCTTGTATCAAATATCCTTATCAGATCAGGATCAGGCAGAAACTCTTCGTCTGTCTCGTCTGCGTGTCTTATTGCAAGTAGTTCAGCTGCAAACTGGATGTCGTCAGGGTCGGTTGTAATAGGATTGTTCATGGGGTTACTTGTTTCTTTTATTAAACTTTTTAACTGCTGATTTATCATTAATAGCAAAACATTCAAAGACAGGCACTCCGTATTCCTGCCTATCCATGTGTCTGTTGATAGTGAATTTGCCGATAGAGTTAAACCGATAATGGTTACATCCTTTCGGGCAAACCTTGAACTTTTCTCCCGTTATTTCTGATACTTCCCTTGTCTGGGGCATTGAAGATCCCATCATCAACATTGCTAAGGGGAGTACACTTGCTAATTTTCCATTCATTTTGTTTAAGTTTTAAAAGACTAATTTACAAATAAAAGTATTTTGGAAATACGTTGAGACGAATTATTTTAACAATTCTCTGAGTTCTTTGATCAGATCATGCAGTTTACAATCCTCCAGAAGCAGCTTTGAATATTCCTCTGCACGGTGAGTTATACCGTTACGGGCTCTTACATTGTCGGCTCGCATCATTGTGAGTTCAAAGATCCGATGTTCGATTTTCCGGCGAAGGGGGGACTTGAAGAAGTTCATAATTCTATATTTCATTTTGCAGTCGGTCTATTTCGGCAGCAATTAAAGCTCCTGCAACTTTTAACAATTCTATTTCGCCTTCCTTGCTCGACATTGCCTTATAAATTTTTGACGATAACTTTAGATACCACTTATATTCCCATTCAGGAATATAATCTTTCACTCCTGTTAAAAGATAGGTGGCGGCCTTTCTGAGTTGCTTTGAATCATTTTCAGAATCGTGTAGCTGATCAAATCCATGCTTTTCAATCTGTTCTTGCCTTTCGGCTGCGATTAATTCAATTCCTGTTTTCATAACTGAGTTTGTTTGATTATTTTTTATTAAGTTCTTTTTGAATCCTCAAATAATATTTCTTCGTAGACTTCTTTCGCATGCCCTTGTCTCCCCCATTCCAACATCTTGTAATCTGTTCCGTTTCCCACGGCTCGTATAAACTGGCATAAAACATGAACACGCTCTTTGCCTTGACCGTATCGAACATCTCAACAGCCCGGTAGTATTTGCCCGTTTGCCTTGCATAATCGTCAAGCCGGGATTGTCTAATCTGCAGGATTCCGTATGACCATTCTTTCAGGTTAGTGTCGCCCACTGCAAACTGATTGCCGGATGATTCTATCTGCTTAATGGCTTCCATCAGCTCAGCATAGGGGTTAATCCCTTCGATCTCCGCTACTGCTATGTAGTTTGTCGCAGGAGCGAATAAGAGAGAACTCAGCGAAAGGAATAGGGTTAGGAGGAGGGGTTTCATGGCTATTTTGCTTTAACAACCCTTCCACGGCTCAGCTTGTAGTAAGTATCCGGCAATAGTTTTTTGCCATCTACCTTCACTGACCTTACATCTTTCAAAATCCACCCGTTGTTTTTCTCAATCCATTCGGATAGAACTATCCATGAACCTATCGAAGCTTTGGCCTTGTTTTGGATACCGAGACCGCAAGCAAATGAATCCTTTGCATTGGTTTCAGCAGATGAATAAGGGCCGACTGACATAGCGGCACCCCTGTAACCGGAATTGGAAGCGGCACCACTGTCACCGGAATTGGAAGCGGCACCCCTGTCACCGGAATTGGAAGCGGCACCACTGTCACCGGAATTGGAAGCGGCACCCCTGTAACCGGAATTGGAAGCGGCACCCCTGTAACCGGAATTGGAAGCGGCACCCCTGTAACCGGAATTGGAAGCGGCACCACTGTAACCGGAATTGGAAGCGGCACCCCTGTAACCGGAATTGGAAGCGGCACCACTGTAACCGGAATTGGAAGCTTGTTTTTTATCTTCCTTATTCGTAGTTTCTTTTGTCAGTGTTGTCCTCTCAAAAATGAACTTTACACCGGATTCAATAAGGTCGTGCAAACTAATTCTGGCTCCAATAGTAATTTTTGAAACCGCAATTTTTGTATCTGAGTTTTCTTTCCTGGATACATCTCCATCCCCATCAACTTCGTGATATAAAGAATCGGCGGGTGGATAATATCCAAATACATCAAGCGGGTTCTCACAGAAATGAAATCCATTTTCCGTACATCGAACGGGTTTCTTTTTTGTTTCATACTCTTTGCCCTCTTCGTACTGAAAGCCACGGCACTTAAGGTCTTTATCAAAACCCTTAACGCCTTTAATTTTTTCTTCTTTTTTCATAAGTTTGATTATTAGGATTTGGATATTGTCAATTCGGTTTTTAACTCATTCTTTTTCATAAACTCCGCTTCAAGGACTGACAGCCGTTCCCTATTATCCGCTTTTCGTGACGCAGGGTCCTTAGATATCTCAGCAAAAAGACTCATGACAAACTCTTTCGGGGCATCGGGCATATCGACCCAGCGTACCAGTTCGTTATACTGGTTATCGAAGATGATCTGCCGGTCTTTCTGTATTGCTTCAAGGATTTTATTTTTCCCGGGCCGTTTCAATTTTATGTAAACCACCAGGAATACCAGGCCCCAAAACAACAGGGTCAGGATCATTACGATTGATTCGGAATTGAGTTTCATACTTTTATAGTTTTAAATTATTTGAAAATATTATAGTCGTTTCTGATTTCTGTCAAACAGTACAATGCTCCCGGCAACACTTACATTCATACAGAATGATCCCGGTAAAATGATAAGCTCATGACATTTATTTACAGCCTCGTTGCTTAGTCCTGAATCTTCTGCTCCAAGTAAATAGATACATCTTTCAGGATGCTTATATTCTACAATAGGAATGCTCGTATCTGTTAATTCTATCCCGACAAGCCGACAATCATAGGGCATTGCCTTATAAAATTCATCGAATGTTGGATAGTTGTAAAGCGGGATATGTCTCCAGCTTTCTGTTGTGTCGCCGGCCTGTCTTTTATAACGATTGCCAATTGTGAAAATAAACGAGGCTCCAAGAATAAAAGCACTTCTCCATAGCGTTCCGATATTCGCCGCTGTTTTGACGTTCTGTATGCCTATTCCATAATATCCTCTGTCTGCTTTCATACTTTTATCGTATTAAATTGAAATAATCTTGTGCATATCGGCAGTCCCGGAAGCTGAACACCGCTCTTGAAATAGTGATAAACCCCCGTATCGATGCGGTGCTTCTCACAGCCACATTCACACCTCCACCAGTCGAAGGATGTTTGGGTCCAGGTATGTCTTAGAATCCGCATTCTGCTATATCCTCTATTTTGGTTAATGATACATTGTGCTGCAGGTAGAATGATCCGGTTATTCCGTTACGGTTTTTAGCGACAATGACCTCCATGATATTCGAAGCTTCGACCTCCCTGCCGCTGTTTATTATTATGCTTTTTGCCCCAAACATGGCAGGACGAAAAAGAAACCAGACAACATCTGCATCCTGTTCTATTGCCCCGGAATCCCTCAGGTCCGAAAGCACCGGCCTCTTATCTGTTCTTTCCTCGCATTTACGGCTTAACTGAGATAATGCTATAACCGGAATATTAAGATCCTTTGCAAGTAGTTTCAGTCCTCTTGAAATTGCAGACACTTCCTGTTCTCTGGACTTCCCTTCTTCATCTACCAGTTGCAGATAATCAATGATGATTATCTTTATCTTGCCCTGCATTATCAATCTCCTGACTTTCGCCCGCAATTGCATCATGTTCACTTCTGCCGTTGCATCAACATAAATAGGCAGTCCCGCAATCTGTTCTGTCTTGCTATATAGGTCATCGACATCACAACTGCCTTCCTGAAGTTCCACGTTTGTCTTTCCTGTTACACTGGATATGCTTCTTTGTGCCAGGGACTCCCCGGACATCTCAAGCGAGAATACACCTACCGGAAATCCGGCGGCAGCGACATTCATAGCAATCTGAATAGCAACGGCAGTCTTACCCACCGAAGGACGGGCAGCAATTATGATAAGCTCCCCGTCTTTTAGTCCACCGGTTTTAGAATCTATCTCACTAAATCCCGACGGTTTTCCGACAAACTTTATTTCATGGTTAATGATCCGCTGAATATTCTTTATGACATCATCAATATAAATTCCGAGTCTTTGAGCCTCTTTCTTCTGTCCGACACCGGAAAGATTTAATAATTCTGTTTCGGCATAAGCAAACAAATCAGATATGTCATTCGTGTCATCGTATGACATTGTTAACATTGATGATGATATTCTGATAAATTCTCTCTGGATATACTTCTGTGCAACAATATGGGCGTGATACTCCACATTAGCCGCTGAAACAATCTTTGAAGTAAGTTGGGTAATATATAACGGACCTCCGGCAGCGTCAAGTTCATTCTTTGACATTAAGTCCTGAGTAACCATAAACAGGTCTGCCGGGATGCCTTTCTGTGTCAGGCTTAAGATTGAACGGTATATTATTCCGTGTGATTCTTTATAAAAGCTTTCCGGTTTTAAAATATCAATAACCTTAATGATCGCATCCCTGTCAATAAGTAAGGCAGCAAGAACAACCTCTTCAATGCTCACTGCTTGCGGGGGAACCTGACCAAAGTCGGGAAGTGGTGCGATATATGACCGCTGTTCTTTCATTTGGCATCTGGTAAAACAAGGTTCTTCGCCCGATAAGGAACTTCGGAATAGTCTGTCGGAGTGTTGTTGTTTTTCATCCATCCGGCCTCAAAACCGCACCAACTTTTTTCAACTGCTTTTTTGATACATTCATTAGGAGTTGACCCGGAAAGTTCAATCTGTTTTTTTATAGCATTGAAAGCAGTTTCGGTATTAGCCCCGTCTTTCTTCTTGCGGACAATGAGCCAGTCAGAAACTATCTTTTCTTCTATGCCTAAGTCGATAAGTGATTTTTTAAAATCAAAGGGCTTTGGTTTTTCCCCCACACCCCCTTTATCTTTACCTATACCTTTACCTTGTTCCTGACTTTCAGGAACATCTTTCGTAATATTTACGTAACTTTTAGGTAACTTTAATGTAAAATCTGCATTTATAAGATCGTGTTTTTCAAGTATTTGACGAGCTTGGGCGACAATGAATTTTTGAGAAGAAAGGTCTTTATACTGCCATTCTATAAATTTTGGCATGAAGTATTTAGATGAATCATTCAAAGGAATTAGGTAATCTTCAGGTAAAAAATCAAGTGATTTTATTTCTTTCCCGATCCAAAAAGAAGCATCCTCCAGGTCTAAATCAATAATTCCACCGTTATCACATTTAAGCATGAGATAGATTAAAAATGTCTTCTTTTCAGGGGATAGTTTTCTTATCCATTTCTGCTCTAAAAAGCCGGTGTCTAAAAATCGCTTACTCATATCTTAATTCCATTGACCTGTTAATAAATCTGCATCGCCATTCAGGTAATCTTCATCCTCCGGTTCACGAACAATCTCGTTTTCATAACATCCTTTTTCATTATCCCAACCACACTTAGAACAGGATTGATAATCAAAATCAATGTCATCGTAACTTCTGCCACAACGAGGGCATTCGTTTGATGGTTGATTCTCGTAATACTCATCATCATCATAATAATCTTCTGGATAAAAATCATCTTCCATTTTCTTAACTTTTAAGATTCGTAGATTTTAACCATACATTTGTCGAAAGAATCATAATGATCTTTGCATATTTTACATATGCAGGTCTTTCCCCATCCATCTTTAATAATCTCAGTATTTACCGGGACGCCGGACCAAAGGTCTTCGCCAATAACTTCATAAGTCATAGAAGCCTTACCGCATCTGCATTTTACAATATCACTCATGGCTATAATAGTTTAACCGCCCCAGCAACAAAAAATCCCGCAGGCAAACTTCCGGAGAGCCTTTGGGATTAAATGCACCAGGGCGGTGTATCTTAAATCGAATATTTATTAAACAGTTCATTCTCCGGAAGTAATTATGCAACAAATATAGTATTTCCGAAATACAGTGCAACAATATCAGAGTAATATTTTATTAACATTGTTATGTTTATCGAAGAAAAAGTTTCAAAATTCACACATTGCATGGGCAAAAAAAATTAAGGTAAAGAGGCAAATAGTTTATAATGTTCATCAGTCTTTATTTTCGGGAGTTCGTCAGGTCCCTCAAGCTTCTTTTTTGAGGTTTTTTTAAAGTCTTTTGGATCCAAAACAAAACAAGCAACATGCCTCCCGGTTCCCGGCCCCTCTGTTCCATCCTCAGTAGATCGCCAATGAATATCTCCCAGGTTTGTGACTTTTGCTCCCTCCATTAAAAGTTTCAACACCCATTTGTCAATCGGATATACAAGCACAACTCTTTTCCCTTTGCGATATTCCTTTATTGCCTTATTTGCCCAAGCCGTTGGGCCTTTCTTTTTGTGATCTGTCAGGTCTGTGTATGAACCAAAAGGAGGATTGACATAATTGGATTCACCCCAGTCAGCCTTTAATCCGTCAAAATCTTCTGGTTTAGGAAAAGGACATGGATCAAAGTCAAATTCATATTGATAATTAAGTTCATCAAATAGCTTTTTTGGTGTGAGCCAGTAATGCTTTCCGTCTTTCCCATTTCCTTTTTCAAATGCCATGTTTATCTGTCTTATTTTTAATGATCACGGTTAGGGTAAAAAAAATTATAGGGCTAATGTCAGTTGTCTTTTATGTGTTTCAAATCTGAGCTTTGCAGCTTCAAAGTATTCTTTGTCTATTTCTGTTCCGACAAACTCAGCAATGCCAAAGTCATAAGCTGCTATTGCGGATGAGCCGGAACCTAAATGAGTGTCGATGATTTTATATTCGGGTTTGGCGTAGTTCTTTAGGAGCCATTTATAAAGCTGAACGGGTTTCTGGGTGGGGTGAATGCGGTCTTCTTTGTCTTTCATGTTTCCTTGAATCATTCCCTGCCATTCAAATTCAAAGGATCTGACAGCGGTAGGAAATGAGGCAAAAGCAAGTTCACAATCTGCGAAGTGATTTTTATTACCGCTCAATACAGCTTTATTCCAAACAAGCCAGCAAGAAGACTTTGCATTAAATAAGTCGGCTAAATGATTAGCACCCCAAATGATTTGATTATTTGAAATTCTCTGGAGTTCTGCAAAGTATTTTTTATCTGGTCTGCCTTGGTCCCATAAAGCGGCATGATATTTCTTTGATACGGCTAACTTTGACCTTGTTTGATTTTCTCTATGCCCGTCCTCTCTTATTCCATAAGGCGGGTCAACAATAGCCAAATCAAAATACTTGTCCGGCACTGTTGCCATATATGTCATGCAGTCTATGTTCAGCAGTTCAATCATTTTAATCTATATTTTATCAAATCTTAACCCGTTCTTAATGATTAGCTATAGGGCAAAAAAAATTAGTGTATGAATACCTTTCTGTTCCCGACAAGCACGTTGTTGTGAATAAATGCAAGTTCACCTTTACTTATCTTTTCAGCATGTGCCAGGTCATGACATTTACGGCAGAGCGCAATCAAGTTTTTAATAGTGTTTGCCTCCGGTCCGATCCTTCCGTTGATGTGGTGAATATCTACTGCCGGACGGGTACAGCACTCGCACATAACCTCCTCCTGGACGACATAATCGAAATGGTTGAAATAGACTTTTGCGTGTGGTGTCATACGGCTTTAAGTTTAGGAAGCGACCTGGTCTTTTTCTAAGTGGTTCTTTTTAATCCATTTACAAGATGTGTCTCTATATATCTTTATCCACCTTCTCATACTCCTCTCCGTTCCGATATTATTACAATCGAAATAATCTCCCTTGATATTTAAATGAGCAGTTGAATAGTAGCAATGTCGTTTAATAGGATTCCACCAGTTAGTTATGGTATCTCCGAACTGGTTGGTTAGTGTTGATAGAAGTCTTTCGTGATTCATACCTCTCCGAATATTTCTTCCGGGCTAAACTCGTCCGATTCGATTTTCTCAATAAGGCATCCCATTCTTTGATATTCGAGAGCAGTCTTATAGTCTGTCTCAATGACTCCGGCGGGGGTGAAGACTTTATACATGATTACATGAATGATATTAGTTGTCGTTCAATTTCATCTTTTGTGCATCCTACATCCTTGATTACTTCATCAAGGACCCGTGAATAGATTTCCTTAAATTCAGCCTGGTTCTTATTGGAAAAACTGATTGATTCAGCTTCATACAAAACTCCAACATCGGTTTGAAATGCCTTGAAATATCCGGCCTTTATAAGCAGGAATTTCCGGTATGTATCAAATGGAAGTTGCAGGCTTGTATTCTCAAAACCGACATTCAGTAGTGCAAAGAACTTGCGATGAAACCCAACATTCCTGGGAAGTTTAAGGTCGGCCTCATAATCAACTCCGAGCTTCAGTTTACGTTTCTCGTCGTAATCTGAAGGATAGAGCGGTATGAGACCGGCCAGTGTATTTCTAAGAAAGATTTTCATGCAAACGGATCAAAATCATTTGCACCAGGTAACTCGTTTATGTCCGAGTGTGATGCGATTACTTCATCATTTCGGGATGCAGATGTTTTCGCTGAAAGATCCAATGCTGTTGGTGATGATTCTTTCTTTCCGGCAAAATGAATCTCAGAACAGACAATTTCTGTAACGTTCCTTTTTACTCCGTCCCTGTCTATGTATTCCCGGTAGTTGATTTCACCGACAACAATAAGGCTCGATCCTTTCTTTACAAACTTTTCGCATAGTTCCGCTATTTTGCCCCATGCAATAATGTTGTGCCAGTCGGATTGACGGTTGCCGTCTTTGTCCTTATATGTCCGGGTTGTTGCAAGGCTGAATTTCGCCACGCATTTACCGGATTCAAGATGTTTAACATCGGGATCTTTCCCAACATTGCCGTGCAAGATTGCTTTGTTCATGCTACTTTATTTAATTGGTTAATACATTCAATCATTACTTCGGATTCCCTGATAGCATTCAACAAAGCCACTTCGATCGAAGCTATTACTTCCGGGTCAGGGAGTACCCGTACAACTACCAATGGTAATTTTGGATGGTAAGCAACGAAGTCACACCACTTCCGGCCTGTTACAAATAATTGGCCTTGTACCTGGTAGAGATATTCGGACGGTAGTTTCTGATTGATCAGATAGTCTATAAAGGTCGAATAGGCCGGGCATTTTATTTCAATCTGTCCGTCCTCACCTATCAGTCCGTCCGGGGAAGCTCCGGTCCATTCATTCATTTCAAAGAAGCCTCCGTTCTGGATAGTATCAAATGAATAGTTCTCATATGCCTCACGTGCAAATGGTTCAAGTTCGTGGCCTCGGTCCATCCAGTCTGACTTGAATGATTCAGGACTTTCCCCGGTAAGCCTTTCAAAGACAACCTTCCTTATTGCGTTCCGGTATTTGGCGGTTGACTTTGTGGCGAATAGATCAGCGAAAGTGGAAGCCGTGAATTTGCCTAATCTCAAAGCTTCCCATTCTTCTGTGTTCTGTTGTATGTCGTGAAAGATCATGACAATACTGCCTCCTGCAGTTTGATTTCATTTTCAGGTGACAATTCGTATTTCTTGCGGACATCAGCAACGGTGCCGTTCTTTGCAAGGAACTCAACAGCCTTGCTCCAGTTTGGACTGGCAGGGGTTAATTCCGGCTTATTCATTTTGGGCTGTGTCGGTCTGATTCGTAATCCTTCAGTTGTTTCGCCAAAGGCCTTGATATCGTCTTTCACATAGATCTGAATCGGAACATTGTTCCAGTCATTTATGTAAGGTGTGCCGGTAAATTTCTTTACCGTTTTACAGTTCGTTGCATTCAGGATCATTGGTTTAATCTTCGGATCTGTAAAGGTTGCTACGTTACATTCCTGTGACTTACCATCCGTTCCTTTTACTGTCTGGACTGCGACTGATTTGATCACAGCTTTCAGGTCCTTTCCGTCTTCCAGGTCACATGAACCCAGATAGTCGGAATTGAATACCTTTTTCCAGTGGGTCTTCTTTGTTTCCATACTAATTGATTTAAGGGGTTTTCAGAAATTATAGTTTGTTCGCATTCTCAACTATGTAGTTATTGAGTTTTACAAGCAAAGCATTGATGTTCGCCATTATCGGGGCTGCTTCAATTGATTTGATTTCAGGACGCGGAACATCGTTCAATGCCTGCCCGAAAGCAAGGATCTTCTGTTTATCCGGTGCTGTTTTAGCCTTCCGTTCAGCTTCTTTCTTTTTGCGTTCCTCGTCTTTTTTAGCCTTTTCCTCGGCTTCCTGCCTGGCTTTTATTTCAGCTTCAAGACGCTCCTTTTCCTTGCGTTCTGCTTCGGCTTTTGCAAGTAGTTCAGCGCGTTCTTTGTCAGCCTTAGCCTTTTGATCAGCAAGTATCTGAGCTTGTTTCTTACGCTCTATTTCAGCAAGACGTTCCTTTTCTTCCTGGTCTTTGCGTAATTTATCTGCTTTTGCCTTTTCGTATTCAATATGTTCTTTAGCAGCTCTTTTAATATCTATCAACTCTTTCTGATATTCATCTTCGGGGAGTGAAATCATATTGTCATAGTGTCGGATAAATATGATATACGGGCGCAGTTCGGCATTCCTTTTGTCTTTAATTTCGGCCTCTTTTTTCAACCTTTCATTCTCCTGTTTGATCCTTTCCCTTTCGGCTGCATCTGCTTTTTCCTTTGCAATTCTTTCTTTTTCGGCTTTTAATTCGGCCTCGACTTTGGCAAGATAGGTTGATTCAATTCCTTTAAACAAAGCATTAAATTGATCTTCCGACATTTCACCGAGTGGATAAATAGAAACATCCTCAGTGTATTTCAGAAGCAATTCTGATCTCTCAGCGCGAAGTAATTCTTTGCGTTTTTTCTCGGCAATTTCCCGGGCCTTCTCAACTCTTACAAATACCTCTTCCGCAAGCTCACAGGAGTGTTTTATAAGATTGTATGCGTCCTGTTCGAGATTGCCTCGGAGTAGATAAATTCTTTTACGCTCATCCTTTAGCGCGGCTGATCCGGTCCTTATCTTGACTGTTTTTAACCTGAGTTCGCGGGCAATAGTCTCATCAATCTCAGTCGGATTTTCGAAGTTGATCTTTGTTGCCTGAGACTGAATCTCTGCAAGCGAAGTAAGAAAAGGGAGATATGATTTCTTTATCTCTTCACCTTCCTGAATTGCAAGCCCTGAGTTTTTTACAACCTCTTCGAGCTGGGACGGTTCAATTTTTGCTAATCTTGTTTCTGTTTTAAATTCAATTGTTTCCATTTTATGTATTATTTAGGGATTATAGATTATACTCTTTCACAATCACGTCGCACCCGTCGATAGAGTCCTGATATTCGGGCTTCATAAAACAAGGGTTACATACATGCTCCTGCCTGGTACCCATGATTACCATCTTACCGGGATTCTCGTCGTTGATCTCACGGTCACAATACAGGCATGAGTCAATTCCATTCAGTCCGTGTGCGGGACGGATGAACGGACGTGCCTGTTTGCCAAGTGACTTGATAAGCCCGGTCTGTTTCTCGGCCAGCTCTTCCATCTTCTCGCCAACCGTCTTTGGCTCCGGTCTGAATACTTCCATTGCGGCAAACACATCATCTTTAACTGCTGTTTTCATGATAATTATTCTTGCGTAAAAAAGGACACATTAACAGAATCGTAAACGAACTTATGCAGAACTTCATCCTTGAAGTTGGTTGCATAGTATGAGTTACCAGAAAGCTCAATTTTCTGGATACAATTACTCGAATGCACGTGAGGTTTGTTGTTATCGGGGAATACAGAATAATCCATTTCCTTAGTACAAACCATCAATAAGATAGGCTCTCTTGAATATGCCTCTGATATTGATTTGATTCTTAATTCGTCTTCTGCTTTCATGCTGCTTTTATTAGTGTTAATCTTCTCTTTCGTTTACAGTCAATTTCTGCACACTGTTCCATGTCGATGAAGCGGAACCATTTCTTTCCACATACAGGACAGGTGTATGAGGGGCGGGGCTTCATGGCATGGGACATTCAATTCCATCTAATTCAGACCGATAGTCACACCATGCCTTTAGAAATAGATTGGCCTCGCTTCTATCTAAATAGATGTTATTAGCCCAAATGTCAGTTTCATTATTCCAATAAGTATGACATGTGATTATTCGGATTCCGGCATAATTATCTCTTGTTCGTGGGTCTGACCCAATCCAGTGTTTTTCAATATGCTGTACGTCCGCCATTGGAATAATGGTTGTCGGTCCACTAAAGATGCTTTCTGATACTTTTCCTGTTTTCATATCTATGCTTTTTTAACTCGTTTAAACATTTCCCTTGATATCTCGACTATCTCAATACGTTCAAATAGCACCCGCGCACCTACCTTGATCTTTCTCCATCCAAGCTGTGACAGATTTTCGTCACTTAACTTGTCTACGCTGTCTGTTGAAATCTGATACATCTTCGCCATGTCATCGCGGGTGAGTCTCTTCTCAAACACCATTGCGGTGTACCGTTTAACACTTTCGTCAAGTGCTGACTTAAACTCGTCGGATTCGAGTATCCCTTTGCGAAGGATCGCTTCTATGCTGTCAAGTGGCATTATTACAGGTATTGAGGATAAGTATTTCTGAGATGTTCGGCACGGTTGCGGAAAGCGGCTAAAAGTTCATCGGGAGTTTCGGCATCAGTCATGGAATGGTAGGTTTGTTTATTCTCGCTAAGTATGCAACGAACAAAATCACCATAAACACAATAATTACATTCTATTTCGGAACGAGCCGTTTTATTGACTGCCACACAAAGAGAGTAGGTATCAAAACCTCCAAGTCCAGTAATATTTTTCGCAGCATTAGAATAAGGACTTGGCTTAAGCCACTTCTCTTTTATCTCCTCGATTGTTATAGTTTCGTACCGCTCTACGAGTTTCCGAAACGCTTCGATGTTTTTAGGTTCTGTTTTCATAGTACAGGTATTGGATTAGGTTCTGTAAAATCAAAATTCTCACAGACAAATTCATATTCGTCTTTGCCCCGTCTTGATCTGCGAGCACGGAGGTCTGGGTTAATAGGTGAGAACTCCATGCTGATAACAAGTGCCAAAAAGAACGCCGTCATAATGATCTTTCTCTTAGGCTGTGAAACATCTATCGTTGCGTTGACAAGCCTCGACCAGAACCAACTTGCTAATTCCGTAGCGTTACGGCATCCGGTTTTTTCATATACATTATGTATAGTATTCTCTATGGTTTTTTCACTACGAAAGAAAATCTGCGAGATCTCTTTTTTTGTGTGACCTAAAACATGCTGTTCAGTGTATTTTCTCTGACAGGGTGTTAAGTCTGAAATATCTACTGTGAAATTCATAATGGTTAGTTTTGCTGATATAGTGCAAATGATATTATCAAAAAGGATTTATGAGCGGCAGAAATAAAATCCGGTCTATGAAACTTCTTAAAAGCATAGCTATAATGATCACGCATGTACCGCTTTATTTCATCAGCCATGCTGTCACTACATCCTGTAACTTCCAGAATGAGTTTAATGGACCTTGATTTTGTTCGTGTCATCTTATTTGAAATTGAGATAAGCAAACTCACCGTACAACTCCTGCATAGCCTTATCAACTACCCTTGCAGCAACTTCTTCTGAATCATATACCCCTAAATTCTTTCCCTTAAATTGAGCCTTATATTTTATATCTCCACTCATGTATATTTGCATGGAAACACCCTTGTATGGAGACCCAGTACTCCGCATTGCTTTCAATGATTTAGGGGTGTTCCTGCAATTTTGAGATTGTGTGCAAACCCTTAAATTAGACTTCTGGTTGTTTAATCCCTGATTGTCGATATGATCAACGACCATGCCCTTGGGTGCATTCATTAAAACCCTATGCATTTGCACCATTTTTTGTTTGCCATCTATAGTGGTATTTCTAATGGCATAAGGAGTAGACCCCGGACCTCCTGCATACCATTTCCACTGCATCAAAAATTCATAATCCTCGTCGTCAACAAGGGTTATATATCCTCGTGTTAAAAAGATTGCTTTCATCCCCAGATTTGAGATTTCTTAATTCTGTGATCTGCAAATACCTTCTCAATGGCCTCCATTTGATCAACGGTCAGCGGTTTCCTGCCATAAAGAATAGCCGTCCAGAACGGGCGGGAATGATGCCCAAAAACGTCAAGGATTTCGTTTTTGACTACCTCCTTATCTCCTAGCGGTACCCTTAAATATCCTTTCTGAATTGAGTACCGACTTGCATTTTGAATGATTCTCCCTATTTGCATTGTGTTATCCATTTGTTTACATTTGCAACGTGTTGCGTTTACATGTTGGAACAAAGTAAAGAGAAATACTTGATATAAACAAGAGAAATACGTTATTTTTTGAAAAAAATTATTTCCAGTTCATTAATACCTGAGTGTGAGCGTTTTAAGGATGCCTACAATTATCTGATAGAAAACAAATTCATCAGAAATAAAACCGAATTGGCAGATAAATTAGAGGGGAACCCCAAAAAGAGACAAAACATTTATGATATATTCAAATATTATCGGGCTCCATCAAGAGAAATGCTTGTAAAAATGGATCAATTGTTCGGCGTTGATAAGTGTTATCTCGCTTTTGGGGAAGGTGAATTGAAAAAAAAATCCAATAATAATACTGAAAATACAACACCAATAAAAAACGAAGACTCTTTTATGGAATTATTACTCAAGATGTATAATAACGGGGAAATATTTCCCGCAAAAGTTGTGAAGGAAAAGGACGAACAGATTATTAACTTAAATAAGAAACTTGCAGTTTTAGAAGCACAAATCGAATCGCTAAAGAGCGTAAAGGCAGATGCCCCGCCGGGCGACAATGTCGGATGTGCAGATGCCGAACAATCTTCCGTTGTGTAAAAATTCCACTATATGGATACCATTGAAATACCAGTAATTTATTACTATAGACAAGTCCTTCTCTACCCGCACATGACTGAAAGATTATTTAACATATTACATGATGCCTTTCTGAACAACCAGGAACGGATAAATGTTAATAAGGATGAGTTTCAGTCTATGCTCGAATCCTATTTCGCTACTCTAAAAAATTAATTATATGCGTAAGAAACCACTAAGTAAAACCGCTAAAGATATTCAAGGACGCTTCTTTGAAGCGATAAATGCGCTTATTAATATTGGAATAATCCGGGGACTTCAGACCTTTTGCGAGCAATACGATCTTCTAAGGGAGAAATATGCTCAAGTTAAATCTGGGAAGAACGAAGATGATCCGAGACTTGCGAAACACATAGACATTGAAGCATTAGCTTACCTTGTTCGGGATTACGGAGTGTCAGCCGAATGGCTGTTGTTAGGAAGGGGGGGCACATTTAGGCCCGGAACTATCTTGGAAAATAAAGACACGAATTTTGTGAAGATGCTCAGGAATGTCGATAAAGAGGATAATTGCTTGGCAAATCCTCTATACTTGGAATCTTATAATCCTAGATACGGGAAAGAACATGAGCCAATACCGATTTATGATAGAATGTCGTTTCAGGAAGCATGTGAGTTGCTGAATAAATCGAAAAATCATGTATATAATAATCTAGTTGTTAAAAGAAAGATACCCTATGGAAGGTTTGCTCATAAAATAGTATTTTCGAGATACGAATTACAACATTGGATGAAAACACAGAAAGATCATAAAGCTGTGTTAATAAATTAATTTGGATAGTATTTAAGAAATACATTATATTTGTCCCCGTGTAGTCGAGGACACAATTAAGATATTGGTTTAAACCATAAAGCCTCTGGGTGTCTCGACCGCTCAGGGGCTTTTAATTTTTAGGAGAACATGAAAGCAAGTGAATTAAGAATAGGAAACTATGTTCAGGCAAACTCAAGCTTTATTAAAGGCGAGCCAATGATGGTAACTGAACTTATAAGTGATGACGGAGAAACTAAAATACAAGCGTGGTGTATTTCTCCAAAATGTAGGGCGTATGGCAATTCTAATAATGCAATTGATCCTATTCCCCTCACACATGATTGGATGATGCGATTTGAATGGGCCGGTCTTGATGGGGTTCGATATGTTTTTAAGGATAATGAATATTATTCGATAAGCGAAGACGGTAGTCTGTTTTTTGAAAGAACATATACGGCAACGGATGTCATGTACGTTCATCAGCTCCAGAACCTTTATTTCGCTTTAACCGGGAGCGAACTTGAAATAAAATAGTTATGCTATACACGAAAGAGTTTTATGAAATAATGGAAGCGTTCGAAAAGAACGCTAAGCAACTTGTCAGAATGGGATCACAGGGACTAAAAAGAGAAGATAAAGAAAACTGGACAAGGCAATATTATTACTGTGACGGAGAGGTAAATAATGCTTTTAAATTATTTCTGTCCGGCGTTCAATTTGGAAAGATATTATAAAAATCAGTCATGAAAATATTATACCTAACATTAAAAAAGAAGTGGTTTGATATGATACTTTCTGGCGAAAAGAAAGAGGAGTATCGCGAGATTAAAGAATATTGGATTAGAAGATTGTTTGTTAATTGGAGGGAATATTTTCAGCTCCAAGAAAAGGGAAAATTTAAAGTTGCGGCATTTGATAGAATAATTTTCAGAAATGGGTATAATCCTGATTCACCCAAACTGGAAATTGAATGCACCGGGATAGAGATTGGTTATGGATTACAGGCATGGGGGGCCAGTCCTAATGTAAAATATTTTGTAATCAAACTCGGATCACTGATCAATAGCACGGCTAAACCACCTTCAACCCCCGATTAAAATACGGATGTTCCGCGAGTTTTACAGCCGTCTCTTCCTCTGATACACGGATGTATTTCATGAAGCTCTACACAATCTTTAAGTTTCGATTAAAGAACGGAAGCTGCGAAAGCTTTTCAGCCGTTTCGTACTTGGTTGTTTTAATATAATTCTCGGTTGTCTTAATTGACCTGTGGCCCAGAAGTGTACTAATGTCCTTAATGTCAACTCCGGCCTTTTTTAAATTGGTTGCCATTGATCTGCGCCCGGTATGACAGGATATCAAGGACCATTTGGGTAGTCCCTTTTCAAGTTTCATCCCTTTCTCCTGCCCCATCCATGTTACCTTATCTGTTAGTCCCGCCCTGAATGCTATTGTCTTAATATACTCGTTAACATAATTCTCATGAATATACGGCACCACTCCATTGTATTTTTTCAGGATCTCTTTCATTCTTGACGTAAGCGGAATAACAACTTTCCCCGATGTTTTTTTCTGGTAAATATCAATCATGTCGCCCCTGATCTCTATTTTCCGATAATCGCTAATCCGGAGCCCCGTTTCGCAAAGAACAACAAAACAATCCCGCGCGATCTCTTCCCGCTCACCCTCACATTTATAATTCCAGATCTTATCTATTTCATCCAGGGTGAGATATATGGCATGAGATTCTGTGCTGACAACTGCAAAATCTTCATACTCCAGATTATTATGTTTCTTCTCTCTTTTGGCTTGTCGCATGATGCGTTTTAGTTGCTTAATGAAACGACCTATTGTATTAACCTCATACTCTTCATCTGAGAGATATTTCACGAAATCCCGGTAAAACCCCATATTTATATCGCGGAAATCAATCCGCTTATAACTGCGAAGCGTTTTCTTTAACTCATTATATTTTACTATCTCTTTGTCGGTATAAATCCCCTGATAGCGGTTAAACACTCCCTGAAAGCCCTTGAAGCTCCTCACCACACCCTTGACGTAGTTTATAGCCCCGATTGTCTTTATCTCCCCTGAATCAATTCTTTTGATAAAATTAGAGATATATGAATTGATATCTTCCCCGTCCTTATCAATACCGTTAAACTTATCAATAAGGGTTTGCAACCAGTCTTTCGACCTGGTTCCCGTAAATAGCTTTTCCTCTGAGATTAAAAAGGCCTTGAGCGCAGTTAGTTGTTCGACAAGTTTTGTGTCTGTTTTTGATAATATTCTTTGCCGGATGGTTTCTGTATCATTACTCCATCGCGATGGTTCAATCATGAATCCGGTTTTAATCTTACAGTTAAAAGATCCATGATTATAACGGACGTAAATAGGGAGAAGTGACCGCTTTTCTCCCCTGACAATAAACTTAAAAGTTGACATCGGGTTAGTTTTGTCAGGAAAGATAAAAAAATTTGGGCAGAATTTGAATGGGAAAAATACAAACTACTACTTTTCAGACCCGATTGAGTAATTGCAGAATGCTATATTTCCGAGCTCCATGTCCGTTCCGATCCGGTCCGTATGGTATTGTTTGAATCCCTTCGGGATCACAAATTAGAACAGATAAAATGATGCAATCAACTATAATACTGTTGGTTGCATTTTAATTTGATTTAAATCCGGTCAGAAATTGGACGGAGGGATGAAAAACTCGTCTTTTTGTAACTGCAAATTTACGGCAGCAAAAGGCTGTTTGCTGCCAATAATTTGAGATCACAGTTTGTGATATCCAAAGCATGATGTAACATTTCTGTTAGTAACGGGAATGTTTCAAATGAAAAACCCTCAAATTGCTCTGAGGGCTTCATGCTTTGGGACATCAACCTTTCCGCACCATGCATAGGCTGACTGATAACGTGGGTTTACAGTCACTTACCGGATCTCTGTCAGGTTCGCAGAGAGGGAACGCCCGCCTTCAAGGATAATCCCTTTAGTCCCAAATCGTTTTTAAAGTTTCATCTGCGTAAATGTTTTATTGCTTAAAAGCGTAGCACAAAGATAAAGTATTACTCTGATACGATCAAAATAATTTACAATAAATGAAAAACCCTCAAGATTACTCTCAAGGGATTTTCGTAAGATTGGCCGGACAGAAATGACTATCCGGGATGAAGATAAGAAAATCCCCGGATACTGATTCGCACCGGGGACTCTCTGATAAACCCTAAAACTAACCTAACCTATGAAAACTAAACCTTACTAATACATTTTTTTCATTGCCTGCAGTTTTTAATTGTTTAACATTAATGCTGAAACAAATATATGTATTTACGAAATACGCACCAAATTATTTTGTGAACACAGAAATGAACAATGAACCCGGACAGTTCCATATAATATGTAACATATCCGGGTGTGTGCGGTCCGCTGGCCTATTCTCGCGCGACCGACTATTTAATTTTATATTTTGTTGCTTCGTATGCCATGATGTTAAAAAAGACAGCTGCAGCATGATCTTCGTCTGTTTCTCCGTTGAACCATTGCATCATGTGACGCAAAGCAGATCCTTTAAATCTATCCATTTCCTCTTTGCCGGCTGCTTTCTCCCAGTTTCGTCGAGTGTATTTTTCAGCCCCGCGAGCCATAAGTTCAGCGAACCTTGTTAACATTTGTTCTTTATAGGGTACACCTTCAGGCAAAAGAAGGTCAAACCTTGCTTTCCCCTTGTCAGTATCTCGGACCATGCCAGAAGCATATTCAGCCCTTGCACCGGAGTCTTTTGTTTCAAATGCCATGATGATCGATTGCGTATTTTAATGTTTCAAAATCAAAGAATATCGGTATGCCGTTGGTTCCGGCCAGTTCAATTTCTTTCTTTGTCCCTTTCGATGATTCCCATCCTGGACAAACAAATACAAAATCGGATGCCAAAAGCCAGGGTTGTGAGTTCTTGAAGTAATCTTCATAGGTGAAATTACCGTCAACCAGTCCTTCAAGGAAGTCGTTGCAGGGAACATAAACAGAGATATCCATTTTCCGAAGTTGTCTGGCTGTTCGAATCATGACATTCATATTCCGAATATACCCGACAGCATCATCATTGAGCTTACCGGCGACATAACATTTAAGCATCTTTCTTTAATATTTGTATGTTATCAATCCATCCCTTTGGTATGTGCATAATACCACAAGCCTTATTGTCTTCTTTCATCAAATCCCTGGCAATAACCAAACAGTTATCATTCTCAGTAATAAGGAATCCGATTTTGTTACATTTAGAGGCTGTGAACACCGGGCTATTGCAACATCAATATTGCATTGCTCATCATACGACCATACATCATGCCATTGTACTGAAACTATCTTCATAACTATCTTGCAATCGGACTTAATAATACTTTCCTCTCCCTTATTTTAACATCATTTGTTCTTTGCCTTGAATAAGACCCACAGTTATTGCACTTGAATGAAATGAATCTACTCACAGATGTATAGTAATATCCTTTCTCAGTTAAGTCCGGGGACCCGCAGGATGAACAGCATGGAACAGATGAATGATTATGCAGTGCAAAGTTGATACCTGTTTTTATATATGGCCTGAGCTCAATAAACGCCTCCTCCAATGCTATACAATCACGCTTGCAATATTTCTCCATATATAAAAGTCTCTTTGCATTGCCGTTCTCACAGTCAATCCAAAGCTGATAATCCGTTCTTAGTTTTTCTTTCAATTCCATGTACTCACATACATACTGGAGTTTATTTGAAGAAAACCCAAGTGGTTTAATTGCTAAATATGTATCAAGTAATTGGTATGGTGACGGAGGGTCCATCTTATAAAAGATAAACCTGGTTGTGATCTTCGGGGCATCAAAGCCCTTTATGTTATGTCCTATTAAAATACTCGCATCATCAATCAGTTTCCATAAGGACTGCATAATCCTCTTGTCGTCCCTGTTTAGTGATTCTTCTGGGGTGACAAAATCCGAAAACACTTCACTGTCGAAAAGCCACTTTGCAGACCATCCGAGAATAAACCAATCCTTTGTTATCTGTTCCATCCCGATTACCTGCTTACCTAGCCTCCAGAAGCGACCCTGCATTGATGCAGTTTCAATGTCAAGTAGCAACACCTTTGCCGTCTGCGTTCCGTATTCTTCTTTGGGATTTTTGTTAGGTTCCCGCCATCGATGTCTGCAATCTCTACATATGAATCTTTGACGGATACCGGACCCGCGGATATCATGTCCGTTCTTTTGCACGTTTGGAGACCCGCATTTTTTACAAACCATGATTTGGTTTATTGGTGAATACTACTTTACAAACTGATATTCCCTGACCTGAACACCTCCGCACTCAGTTGAGTCCCTCTGGAAATATTTGAACTTACTGATACGGATAAACAGGAATCTTTTTGCCGTCCGGTAATGTGTTTCGGTTGCTTTGTTCTGATAAGAAAACAGCGTTCTGTTTACCTTTAAAGAATCATTTGATAAGGTTGCGATGCCTTCCCATACAAAGCACGGACCTACATCTTTAATCTTCCATGTGTTCTTTGATACCAGGCTGACAGGCACCGGCTTAATAGTTGTTATCTTCTCGTTTATGGTCCGGTACACAATTTTATCAACGTACTTTGGGCGTGTGCCGTACACTTTTGCAAGGCTATCCTTTTCATGATAGAGCTTTTTATAATGCTCTTTATCCTTTCGTTCAGACAGTATCAGGGTGCGCTTCTTTGCCGTGTCCTGAACGAGCTGAGAGTTGTTATAACTCACGCGGTCAATCTCACTCCTGAGCTTTTCGATCTTGTTTTGCTGTAACCGATAAGCCGTTGCCAAACTTAAAAGGAATACGGCTGCAGCAATCAGGGCAATGTTCTTAAGCTTGTTCATTTGTTATCTATTGATGGCATCTTGCTTATGATCTCCGTCTTATCATTACTCCCTTTGGATGATCCAAACCACCAGTTGAGTATCTGGGTCCAGCCTGAGCCAAGAAAGACACCAGCTGCAGTAGTTACTAAATCCCTGTTTTCCTCCGGGATAGCCTTGTACAGAAGCAAGGTGAACCATGCCAGTGTTGCAAGGATTATCAACGCTGAAAATATGTACTGAATAACATCTTTTGCTTTCATATTATTGAATCGTTATGAATACTTCTTCTTTGTTCTTTATTGCTTCCTGAATCTTCTGCGTGATCTGGAGGGCATAATAAGGACCGTTTTCAAGCTGTCCGATTTTAGTATTCTTCCCGACAAGGATACACCCTTCTGTATCTTTCTGAGTGACCCCTGAGTGGATAAGTATCCCAGTGAATCCAGGAACACCGTAAAGAATTGGAACATCTTTATGATGTTTCGGCCACCATGCAATCCCGACCTTGTACCGTCCTGCAGGAATAGCCGTCTCTTTCATGATCTTCCCTTCACCCGGATCAGTAAAGTCACCGTCTTTATTATTATCCTTCAGGTCCCGGACTTTATCTTCAAGGGTGTCACAGAAATACTGACTGTCGATGTAGAATCTACCGACTGTATAATTTGGTTTGAAAAACCGTCGCTGGATACCGAGTTCCATTGTCAGGCAATTTTCAGTCCGGGGATCTGCTTTATTGCATCCTCCATGTTCTTGATCCGGGTTTCGTGATCCCGTTGTGTCTTTTCAATCCTATCAAGCCTTCTGTTTATCTTACCAAGCAGACTGAACATCTTTTCGAACTGCTCATCATATACAAGGTCCTGAAGTGAAAGCAATCTCCCGATAGCTGCGAGATCATCGATAGTCAGAGTCATACCTTTCTTTGTTGCCTCTGAAATCGGAACTTTATCATAATCAACCTTTGTCATATCTTTTGGTGTTTTATTGTGAATTTGATGGTATCTGCGATTTGTTTAATACGTATGGAATCATTGACGTACCGTTCACGTTTTTTTTTTCGAA